TTATAGTTTATTATTCTTATGGGATTCTGTTGGTTCAGTTCCTTGTAAAATGACTTACGAAGGTAAAGGTGGTAAACAACATAATGCGGCGGCTTTAGCGGACAAAATAGGTATGGGTATTAATCAAAGAATTTCGGGAAGTCGTAAAGCGGATTCTAAATATGAAAACACTTTGGTTATTGTTAACCAACCTTGGGTTGAACTTCCGGATAATCCATTTGGACAACCTAAAATTAAAGCTAAAGGTGGTGAGGCAATTTGGTTGAACTCTTCATTAGTTTTCCGTTTTGGAAATGAAAAAGGTGCGGGAACAACAAAAATTACCGCAACTAAAGATAAGAGAACTATTAAATTTGCAGTAAGAACTAAAATCTCCGTAATGAAAAATCACATCAATGGATTAGGTTATGAGGATGGTAAGATTATTGTAACCCCTCACGGATTTTTGGCAGGAAAAGAAACTTCAGAAGAAAAGGCTTCAATTGAGAAGTACAAAAAAGAATATTCTGAATATTGGAAAAACATTATCGGAACAGATGGTGATTTTGACTTGAAAGAAGTAGAAGAAAAAGATTAGTAACGAATACAAACAAAACAAGTGGTTAAAACCCTATTAGTGGACGGCAATAATTTAGTAAAGATTGGCTTTCACGGAGTAAAAGATTATTATCATAATGGAAAACACATAGGTGCCTTATGGCACTTTGTGAACACCATTCGACGATTCATAGATGAACAAAACTTTGATAAGGTTGTTGTTATGTGGGATGGTGATGATAACTCCTCAACTCGAAAACTTATTTATCCCCAATACAAAGAACAACGTAGAGACAGAGATAACGAGTATAAGTTAGATTCTTTCACTGAGCAGAAAGAAAGAATCAAACAATACTTGGAGGATTGTTATGTGAGACAAATTAACGTAGATAATAATGAAGCGGATGATTTGATTGCTTACTATTGCCAAATCTCTGATAACGAACAAAAAACCATTTATTCGGGGGATAAAGACCTTACTCAACTTATTTCAGATAAGGTGTCGGTATATTACCCAAGAACTAAAGAAACTTATCAATTAGGTAGTAAAATCAAATGTGATATTTACGAATTCCCTCATCAAAATATTAAAACTTATAAAATTTTATCGGGTGATAAATCTGATAACATTGATGGTATTTCAGGGTTAGGTGAAAAAACTCTTATAAAGTTTTTTCCTGAGCTACTTGAAAAACCGGTTACGATTACCGATATTTTACAAAAAGCTGAGAACCTACTTAAAGAAAATAAGAATAATAAAACATTACAAAATTTAATATCGGGTAAAACTAAAAATGGTGTTCATGGGGAGGAATTTTTCACTATTAATGAGAAAATAATAAATCTATCGAATCCGTTAATTACTGATGATGCTAAAGAACTTGTAGAGTTATATTATAGAGAAACGTTAGACCCTGATGGTCGTGGACATAGGAATCTTATAAAGATGATGATGGAAGACGGTTTTTTTAAATATCTACCAAAGGGGGATGACGCGTGGGTGAATTTTGTTAGACCCTTTATGAAACTAACAAGAAAAGAAAAAAGAAATTATAACAACAATTAATTAAAACTATGAAAGACCAAGAATCGGTAAAATTAGAATTCTTAATGATGGTAAATGATAACATCATTGTACAAAGATTTTTTAACGTGAGAGAGTTTAACAATGAGGCGAAGAACTCATTAGAACTTTATGAATTACTTCGTGAATTTAAAGAAGACATTCAAACTCAATTATCATTGAAAACAGTAACGTATATGTCTGATAATATGTACGAAATTATTAACAATCCGGCTATTTTGGAAACGTCATATACTGATGGTCCGGAGTACTTTAACATCTTTATTAAACAAAATGATGTGACAATTTGTCATAGACAAGTGGACGCTAAAGTATACCCTCCAAAGATAAGATACACTGTGGATGTACGCCCACACCTAAAAAACTTATTGATGAACTTGACTGACATTTTTTCATCTAAAAATTTAACAAAAAAATATCTGGATGTTACCTTAAGTGTGTAGTATTTATTAATACACTAAAAGAAAAATTATATGGCGTCAAACAAAAATTTCGAGTATCTAGGTAGTACCTTTCAGATACAATTATTAAACCAAATCATTATCGACAAAGATTTCTCAAGGTCTATTATTGATGTGATTGAAACAAGTTATTTTGAAAATAAATATTTCAAATTAATCATTCAAATGATTAAGGAGTATTATACAAAATACGAACACACACCAACCTTTGACACATTAGAACAAATCACAAAATCTGAGATACAACAACCTCTGGCTGCGAAAATCATTATTGATACCCTTAATAAAGTTAAGGAATCCACACTTGAGGGAGCGGAATTTGTACAAGAAAAATCAATGAAGTTCTGTAAACAACAGGAGTTACAGAAAGTAATGGTTAAAGCTCAAAAAATTATCGACACGGGTGAATTTGAGAGTTATGACACATTAGAGGAAATGGTAAGTAAAGCTCTTCAGGTTGGAGAACACGATAAGGGAACGGAAAGTGTTTTCAGCAATTTAGATGACGTTTTAAACGAAGATTATCGTCATCCGATACCAATGGGTATTCCGGGGATAGATAGGTTATTAAAAGGTGGTTTGGCTAAAGGTGAAATCGGTGTTGTATTAGCACCAACTGGTGTTGGTAAATCAACTTTACTAACAAAAATCTCAAATCACGCATTTAATTTGGGATACAATGTTTTACAAATATTCTTTGAGGATAACCCAAAGATTATTCAACGTAAACACATTACATTATGGACAAAAATCCATCCGGATGAATTGTCATTAAAAAAGGATGAAGTTATGGCTAAAGTAAAAGAAGTTAAGGAAAAGATGCCTAACGAACTTATACTTAAAAAACTTCCATCTGATACTGTAACAATGATGCAAATTAAGAATCAAGTTAGAAAAATGATTTCTGAAGGAAACAAAATTGATATGGTATTATTGGACTACATTGATTGTGTGGTTCCGGATAAAAACTTGGGGGATGAATGGAAATCTGAAGGGTCTGTGATGAGAGCATTTGAAGCTATGTGTCACGAGTTGGACATTGTTGGATGGACTGCAACTCAAGGTAATAGAAGTTCAATATCTTCTGATGTAGTAACTACTGACCAAATGGGTGGTTCTATCAAAAAAGCACAGGTTGGACACGTAATCATTTCCGTGGCAAAATCTCTACAACAAAAAGAAATGAAACTAGCAACGATTGCTATTACTAAATCACGTATTGGTGATGATGGTATTGTCTTTGAAAATTGTAAATTTGACAATGGTATGTTAGAAATTGATACAGAAAGTTCGGTAACGTTCTTAGGTCTTGAAGAACAAACTGAAGAAAGAAATAGACAAAGAATCAAAGATTTATTAGAAAAAAGAAAAGAAAAACAACAAACACAAAATTAAAAAAATGGAAGAAAAAATATTAAAAGAAAATCCGAACAGATTCGTTATTTTCCCTATTGAACATAATGATATATGGGAATTTTACCAACAACATCAATCAGCATTTTGGACGGCTGAAGAAGTTGATTTATCCAATGACATTAGAGATTGGGAAAATTTAACAGATAATGAAAGATTCTTTGTTAAGAATGTATTATCATTTTTCGCAGCGTCTGACGGAATCGTTAACGAAAACCTTGCGGAAAATTTCTTAAAAGAAGTACAATATCCTGAAGCTAAGTTCTTCTACGGATTCCAACTTATGGCTGAAAATATTCACTCATTAATGTATTCATTATTGATTGACACATATATTTCAGATGCTGATGAGAAAGATGAATGTTTCCACGCAATTGATAAATTGCCTGCAGTTCAAAAGAAGGCAAAATGGGCGTTGGATTGGATTGAGAATTCAACTTTCCAAGAAAGATTGATTGCGTTTGCTGCGGTTGAGGGTATCTTCTTCTCAGGTTCATTCTGTTCAATCTTTTGGTTAAAATCAAGAGGGATTATGCAAGGTTTATGTAACGCTAATTCACTTATCTTTAAAGATGAGAATTTACATTGTGATTTTGCTATTCATTTGGTTAATAATCATTTGGAGAACAAACCAAGTGAGAAAAGAATTAGAGAAATCTTATTATCTGCTTTGGAGATTGAAAAAGAATTCATTACAGAATCTATACCAGTATCTTTAATTGGTATGAATTCAAACTTGATGAAACAATACCTTGAGTTTGTTACTGATGGTTTATTAGTTAAATTTGGTTGTAAAAAACAATTTAACGTAGAACAACCATTTAAGTTTATGGAACAAATTGCAGTTGAAACAAAGGGTAACTTCTTTGAATCAAGAACTATGGAGTACCAAAAAGCTAAATTGGGTGAGTCATTAACATTTACAGACGATTTTTAATATGATGTCATTAAAGATAAAAAAAAGAGGGGGGGACGAAGTTTCGTTCAACCCCCAAAAAATTTATAATAGAGTTAAACGAGCGGCAAGAGGATTAAACGTAAACGCTGATGAGGTATTCATTAAGGTAATTACTTCAGTTCCAACAGAGGGTGTTATTACTACCAAAGAGTTGGATAAATTGGTTTACGAGATTGCTGCGGCATACACCGGAAGTCATCACGACTACTCAAGATTAGCGTCTTCAGTGGCGATATCCGCGTATCATAAAGAAACTGACGAAAGTTTCTGTAACACAATGCACACATTACACGTTGATGGTATCATTAACGATAAGTTAATGGAAACTATTGAAAAATATGGTCCTGAAAATATTGATTCTGTAATAAATCACGAGAATGATTATAATTTTGATTATTTTGCGTGGAAATCATTACAAGAAATGTATTTGTTGAAAACTCCTGAAGGAAAGGTTATTGAAAGACCTCAACATATGTATATGAGGGTGGCTTTATGGGTTACTAAATCATTTGAACAAGCGGTTGAGTATTATCAATCATTATCAAATCAACTTATTTCTCCTGCAACACCAATTATGATTAATGCAGGAACTAAAACACCTCAACTTGCGTCTTGTGTTTTGAAATACAATCATGGCGATTCGAGAGAAGGGTTATTACAAACATTCAATGACATTTCAACTTATTCATCTGACGCTGCTGGTATTGGATTATGTATGTCTAACGTTCGTAGTAAAGAAAGTCGTATTAATTCATCAGGTGGATTTGCGGGTGGTTTATTAAAATACCTTAAGATTGTTAATGAAGGGTTAAGATTCTTTAATCAACAAGGAAGAAGACCGGGAAGTGCGGCTATCTACATTGAACCTTGGCACAAAGACATTATTGATTTACTTGACATCAAAAAGAATACAGGTGCTGAAGAGTTAAGAGCAAGAGATTTGTTTACATCTATATGGTTACCGGACAACTTTATGAATGCGGTTAAAGATAATAAGGATTGGTATTTGTTCTGTCCTAACGATATTATTAAAGCGGGTATCAAACCATTACAGGAAACTTATGGTGATGAGTATGAAGCAAACTACAATAAAGCGGTTGAACTTGGTCTTGGTAAAAAAGTAAAAGCTCAAACAATTTGGAATAAGATTATTGAATCTCAAGTTGAAACAGGAGTTCCTTACTTATGTTCTAAAGATAGTGCTAACAGAAAAACAAACCATCAAAACATTGGGGTGATTAAACAATCTAACCTATGTAATGAGATTTACCAATATACTGATGAGAATACCACAGCAATCTGTACATTATCATCTATGGTGTTGAAAAACTTTATTGTTAAAGGTGAGTTTGATTTCAAATTACTTTATAGTGAGGTTAGAAAAGTTGTTAGAGCACTTAACAAAGTTGTTGACATTAATAGTTATTCAACTGAACAAGGGAGAAAAGGTGGTTTAGAACAAAGAGCAATTGCTATTGGAACACAAGGACTTGCTGACGTATTCTATTTAATGGATTACATCTTCACGTCAGAAGAGGCAAGACAATTAAACAAAGAAATCTTTGAAACTATATACTTTGCGGCAATCACCGAGAGTATGGAATTATGTAAATCAGGTGAATATAAACCATACAAATTCTTTAAAAATTCACCAATGTCAAAAGGTATATTCCAATTCGATATGTGGGGATTAGATTACGAAGGATTAGGTAGAATGTGGGATTGGGATTCACTTAAATTAGAAGTGTCCAACCACGGGGTTTGTAATTCATTATTTACGGCTCAGATGCCGGTAGCGTCATCAGCTAAGATTACAGGTTCATTTGAGATGACCGAACCAGCTCACTCGGCATTATTTAACAGAAGAGTTGTTGGGGGTGAAATCTTAATTGTTAACAAATACTTAATTAATGATTTTGAGAAAATTGGTATTTGGTCAGAAGATTTGAAAAATGAAATCATTATGAATGAAGGTTCAATTCAAAACATTAATTTTAATCATTACCTTGATGTTGAGGATAAAAACTACAACAAAAAAGTTAAGAGAATTGAGCATTTAATTCCAAAATACAAAACAATTTGGGAGATATCTCAAAGAGAACTTATTGATATGGCGGCTGATAGAGCGCCATTCATTGACCAATCACAATCAATGAATATCTATATGTCTAACCCAACATTATCAAAGATTTCGTCATCACACTTCCATTCTTGGGGTAAAGGATTGAAAACTCTTTGTTATTATGTTAGAACTAAAGCAATATCAACCGGAGCAAAACATTTAGCTGTGGATATTTCAAAAGTAGGACAACCAAAACCTATTGAAAAACCAACCGTTGAAATAAATCAAAAACCAAAAGATACTGAATTTGAGTGTTTTGGGTGTGGTTCTTAATAGAAATAAATATTAATCACGACTTTGGTCGTGATTTTTTATTTTACTCTATTTATAAGAAATAATTACGACACTATATTTATAGATATGGCAGATGGAAAAACATATGGTATTAATTTCCCTTTTAGGGATTCTTATGATGGAAAGTATTTAGACCTTTCTAGTGATAGTACTCAAGAAACAAGAACGGACTTAATACATTTATTATTAACTAGAAAAGGGAGTAGATATTTTTTACCCGATTTTGGTACAAGATTGTATGAATTTATTTTTGAACCATTAGATGGTCCGACCTTTTCAGATATTGACGCTGAAATTAGAGATGCGGTTGAAGAATACATTCCCGGAATAACAATACAAAATATAAGTATTACTGCGGCATCCGATGGTGAGGAGGATAAAGGTACTTATATTGACCAATACGATACACGCGTTTTTAGAGTACCGGGTATTGGAACTAAAGAACACACTGCGAAAGTAAAAATAGATTATCAAATAAATAATGACGTGTTTAACGCTAGTGATTTTGTAATCCTAAATATTTAAAGAATATGGCAAATAAAAAAATATCGTATACTACGAGAGATTTTCAATCAATTAGAACCGAGTTAATAAACTTTACAAGAACTTATTATCCGGATTTAGTTGACAACTTTAATGATGCGAGTGTGTTCTCAGTATTATTAGACCTAAACGCTGCGGTTACCGACAACCTTCAATTTAATATAGATAGAAGTATTCAGGAAACTGTGTTACAATATGCACAACAAAGGTCATCAATATTTAATATTGCCAAAACTTACGGATTAAAAGTTCCGGGTCAAAGACCTTCAGTGGCATTAGTTGATTTTTCAATAACAGTTCCTGCTTTCGGAGATAAAGAGGATTTAAGATATTGTGGTATCTTACGTAGAGGTTCTCAAGTAAGTGGTGCGGGTCAAATATTTGAAACTGTTTATGATATTGATTTTTCTTCACCATCAAACGCAGATGGATTTCCTAATAGATTAAAAATTCCAAATTTTGATTCAAACAATAAGTTATTAAATTATACTATTGTAAAACGTGAGACCGTTGTTAATGGACTTACAAAAGTTTTTAAAAGAGTTATTACTGCAAATGACGTAAGACCATTTTTTGAAATATTTTTACCTGAAAAGACAGTATTAGGGGTAACAAGTGTTTTATTAAAAGATGGAACTCAATATGCAAATGTACCTTCAAATCAAGAATTTTTAGGTGTTGATAATAGATGGTTTGAAGTTCAAGCTTTAGCTCAAGATAGGGTTTTTATTGAAGACCCAACAAAAGTTTCAGATAATCCTGGTATTAAGGTAGGTAGATATGTAAATACTGCAACTAAATTCATAACAGAATTTACACCTGAAGGGTTTTTTAAAATGACCTTTGGTGGAGGTAGTCAATCAGCGGATGAACAATTGAGAGAATTTGCCCGAGACGGTAAACCATTGAATTTATACAAATATTCTAATAACTTTGCATTAGGTAGTACTTTAAAACCTAATTCAACACTATTCGTTCAATATAGAATTGGTGGTGGTACCGGAAGTAATTTAGGTGTTGGTGTTATTACACAAATTGGTACGGTTTCATTCTTTGTAAATGGACCATCTGAATCAGTTAATACAACTGTTGTTAATTCATTAAGATGTAATAATATAACTGCGGCCATCGGTGGAGCAAACTATCCAACAACAGAAGAAGTTAGAAATTTGGTTTCATACAACTTTACAGCACAAAACAGAGCGGTTACTGTAAATGATTATGAATCAATCATTAGAACAATGCCATCACAATTTGGTGCACCGGCTAAAGTTGCGATAACTGAAGAAAATAATAAAATTAAAGTTCAGATGTTATCATATGATGAGACCGGTAGATTAACCGAAATAGTTTCAAATACTTTAAAAAATAATGTTGCGAATTATCTATCAAATTATCGTATGATTAATGATTATGTGTCAATTGAAAGTGCAAATGTTATAGATTTAGCAATAAATGTTGACGTTGTGTTAGATAATTCACAAAATCAAGGTTCAATTATTTCTCAAATAATTAATATAATCACAGATTATTTTGACCCAACAAACCAAGAAATGGGGGAAAATGTTAATGTATCAGAATTAAGAAGATTAGTTCAAAGTGAAAATGGTGTGATATCCGTTTCTGACATGACATTTTTTAATAAAGTTGGTGGTCAATATTCTTCCTCTCAAACATCACAAAGATATATTGATTCGGAAACTAAACAAATTGAATTAGTTGATGATACAATTTTTGCCGAACCAAGACAAGTGTATCAAGTTAGATATCCAAATAAAGATATCAATGTGAGAGTTAAAAATATTAAAACGGTTAATTTCTCTTAATAATTTATTTTAAAAAAAAATAGATTATCCTTATTATTAATTAAATTAAATAATATGGATTATATTTTACAATTTTTAGATGCTATCAAAGGGAATAATGGAACATGGATTCAAGCCATTGTTATTAGTTTAATTTTACACATAAGGCTTTGGATTGGTATTCCATTTTTTATTCACTATTTAAAAATTGTAATAAAAAATAAGACAAATATTAAAATATATCCAACATTAATGTGTGTTTTTTTCTTAATATTAATTGGATATGAAACTGCAACAATATATAGTGATAGACAATCTGAAACTAAAAAATATAATATTGAATATGTTAAAAAAACTACAAATAATTTAGTTATAGTTATACAAGGGGTTAATAATCCATTTAAAGATTTTATATATAAAAATAAAACTCAAGTAGATGTAACCAATTCTAGAGATGAGGATGGGTTAGGTTATATTAAATCTAAAAACTTCACTAAAGACACTCAAGTTTTATCGTATATAAGTTCACATAGTGAAAATTTAACACCTGAAGATGTGTATAGTACAATTTATTACTATAAGTTATTTAACCCTACCGGAAAGGTTATTATGGTTGGACATAGTATTGGGGGGTATAATATTATTCAAGTGGCAAATAGATTAAGTAAAAATAATATCAACATTGACTTAGCAATTTTAATCGACCCGGCAAATAAAAAAGAAAATAACGTTAAATATAATCTCCCAAATAATGTTGATAAATTAATTAATTTGACTTCACCTGAATATAGTGATGGTTTTAAATTTTTTACAAATTCTGGTGGTAAATCTTCGAATCCAACAACAAATTTAAATTATATTAATATTGATACTAAAAATACTACTCACACAAGTATCGACAATACAATTTATCTTAAAATTAACAATTTAATAAAAGATTTCATTCAAAAAGATGTGAATCCTATAATTGAGATTAAACAATATAAGTTTTAATCACAATTTATTTTATTAATTAATCAATTATCTTTTGAAAATAGTATATAAACTATTTATTAAAAAAGATTATTATGTCCAATTCATTTAGAATAAGAACTGAGCCTGGTGTTGATAAATCACTTAACGTCTTGATAGACCAAGAATTTGAGTATTTAGAAATATTATCTCTAAAAATATTACAAAGTCAAATATATACAAGACAATGCTCCGACTATGGAGTACTTGTTGGTAGAGTTAGTGTTAATAATGGTTTTGGTATTCCAAATGCTAAAGTTTCAATTTTTGTTCCATTAGACAGTACAGATGAGTTAGACCCTGTAATTTCTGAATTATATCCATATAAATCATTATCGGACCTTAACGATGATGGGTATCGTTATAATCTATTACCTTATCGACAATCACATAGTGGTCATGTACCAACAGGTACTTTTTTTGATAGAAAAGATGTTTTAGTTGACCCAACTTTAATTGAGGTTTACGACAAGTATTATAAGTTTTCTACTGTAACTAATACAAGTGGGGATTATATGATATTTGGATTACCAACCGGTAGTCAAACAATAGTTGTTGATGTTGACTTATCTGATATTGGAGAATTTTCATTATCACCACAAGATTTAATAAGAATGGGTATTGCAACACCTGCACAAGTTGCTGGAGTATCATTTAAATCGTCAACGAATTTAAGAGGTCTTCCTCAAATAGTTACTATTAATAGAACTGTTGAGGTCGAACCTTTATGGGGTCAACCTCAAATATGTAATTTAGGTATTACAAGAACCGACTTTGATTTATCATCTGAGGCAGGAATTGATATTAGACCTACAGCTGTTTTTATGGGTTCAATAGTTTCTACAACAGACGATGACGCAGTTAAAAGAACTTGTAAAGTTAGAGGTAATGGGGGTTATTTATGTAGTTTAACTACAGGTCCGGGAGAAATATTGGCAATACGACAAACAATATTTCAAGATGAATATGGTAGACCTGTATTAGAATCGGTTGATTTAGATGAAGGTGGTAAAGTAATTGATGAAAATGGTACGTGGTTAATAGATGTTCCAATGAATTTGGATTATTATATAACTAATGAATTTGGTGAACAAGTAATATCAAATGACCCAAAAAAAGGTATACCAACAAGAGGTAAATATAGATTTAAGGTTAAATGGGACCAGTCACCATCATTATCAGAACAAATTAAACGTGGTTATTTTATAGTTCCAAATATTAGAGAACACGGATGGAATAATAGTAATGACGACCCATTAAATGATTCAAATAGAAGTTTAAATTCTCCATATGATTTAGCAATGAAATCTTATGCTTTTAGTTTAGATTGGGCTGATTATGGATATACCGGGACTTCAAATACTACTGGTGCACAAATAGGCCGTCAAATGATACAAGAGGCGATTGATTGTGATGATAAATTTTATATAATGCAATATAATAAAGTTTATACTGTATCTCAATTAGTTGACAAATATAGAAAAGGTATCTCACCAGATAGATTTATTGGTATTAAAAATATTTTAGATGATAGTTGTAATAGTGAAAATAACAAATTTCCGACTAACGATTCTAATATGAGATTTGATATTATCTATATCTTGTATTCATTTTTAATGATGGTTTTTAGACCAATACTTTATTTGTTATTAGTTGTTGCTCACTTTTTATATTTTGTTATAATGTTGCTTAGGATTTTAATTATCCCAGCGTTAATACTTTATTATACGGTACAAATTATTAATACAGGTATATTAATTGGTGGTACAGTTCCATACGCATTAGGATTAATCGTAGGTTATTTATTACAAATAATCCTTTATGCGTTGTTAATTGCAGCTTTGGTGATAATATTAAGGGAATTATGGAAAATGGATTTAAAAGGAATTTCATTACCTATGTTGACTTATCCTGATTGTGATTTATGTGATTGTAGTGTTGGTCAAACTCCGTCAACTTCAGGTACAGTACCTGAAGACGCTCAAGAATCTGTCTCAGATATTTCAGGAGATTCTTCAGAAGAGTTCCCTTGTCCTGATATTTACCTTGACCCTAGTCCTGATAATCAATTATCATCTACAACTGCTTTATTGAGTGTTAGTGGGCCAATATATAAAATACCGGGTAATTCAATTGAACCCTCAATAAAAAATGCGGTAACCTCAATATTTTCAGGTAAAATACCTTCTGGTGACTTTGACAATAGTGCTGGGATTCCAAATCTACAATCAATAGTTTATAGTCTTAATGATAGACAAGAAACGGATTATATATTTTCCTCAAATTTAATTTTGGCGGAAAGAATTAATTTATTTAATACAAAGGCCAAATATTTTGATAATAGTCCTGGTTCAAATCCGGGTGGTGGAGTGAACAGAATTAAAGTAACATTTGACCCTGTAAATAATAATCCATTAACTAATTTTCATTATGATAATACAATAGTCATTTTATGTGATAAAAATAGCTTAAATAATTTAACTATAGGTCAAATAGTTTCGTTTCAAAATCCTGGTTTAACTAAAGATTTAAATTTAATTAGTGGTAATACAAATTCTTTTAATAATAAAGCAATTACAGGATTCACAACTACGGGGATGACTTCAATATCATTTAACTATGCTAGTCCAAATATTGCAGGGTCACCAATACCGGTTAGTTATAATGTTATGTTAACAGGGTCAACACAATTTAGTGGTACGTCAACAGGTTATAATGATTATTATAAATTCCCAATTGATATTGAGTATTTCCAAGTTTTAACAGGTATGACTTATTCAGAGTTCAGTGGTCAATGTGGTACATCAATACCTAATTCTTTAAACGAAAGATTTTTATCTAATGAAATGTATCTGCAACGATTTGCTGGTGGTAGTGAAATACAGTTTGGATGTTGGGGAGGTCCTTATACTAAAAATGGTAGTGAAACATTCCCAATATTGAAAAAACCTATAAACTATTTAAAAGACCCTGACCAACAATGTGTTTTAATTTTAAATAGAGGTGTTGACCCAAATGTACCAAGAGTTAAAATTAGATATGATTTGAATATTCTATTTGGTAAAAATTTAGGAAGTGACCCATCATTAATTATTGAAGGGGATTATAAAATGAATTATCCAATTCAGGGTAAATTTAAGAATGTAAGTCACGATGAAAATAATTTACCAAATAATTTAGCAACCGATTCTTATTCAGGTGAAAAATTATATTTTAATACATTTAATTTTACGCCTAATATTGGAGCTTCAGGATTTACTTCTTTTACATCAACATTATTTAGTTATTACTCTAGATTAGATAATAACGCTTTAAATTATTCACCAAACTGTCCTGGTCCTTCCGAAGGTTTAAACGACCCATTTCCTGTGTCTTTTGAGGCGGCAAATTCAAATTCTACATATGGTTTAAAAGTTATAAGTACTAATGATTTTACAAGTGAATGGAGTAATGGTACAACAGTTTCATGGGGACCTCCTCCATTCACAAATTTTTATTCATGTAACATATATTTACCGGTAAGTAATGGTAACGGTTCTAATGTTAATTTAAATAGAGGGTATTATGTTGGTGAGATAGTTGAAGGTGGTTCATTAGCATATATTAGGTTTTCTGTGGCCGTACCTCCAAATAATGGTCTTGTATGGGATGGTGTTTACTACGCTCCAATTTATAATACAACAGGTAATACATTAACTTATAATTTAACCTCGACTGATAATAAAAGAATGGTTATGAGGTCGGATAGATTACCAACCGCAACTAATGTACAACAAAATTGTTGTAATGGTTTTGCATTACAACATAATGAATCTTTGTTACTTTATGATATTCCTGATGGGGGAATTGTTGGTATTAATATTACCACATCAGCGGCTTCTACAGGAGGTACTGGTAGTGGAGAAGATATAAAAGAAGAAAATGATAATTTCACAAGTAGTGTTATAGATTCATTTAGTTGTCAATTTTCAAGACCTTTAGAATGTTATGGGGAAACGGGTGGTAATATAATTGTAAATTCTGGCGGTTGTGAAGAATATCTTGGGGAAAGAATATTTAAAGGTGGTTGTTATATTGTGGTAACAACTGTATTTTTATCATTAATTCGAGATTTTGGATTAATGACTGAATGGATATCTAGAAGTAGTATTAATCTTGGCGCGTGTAGAAATGTATGGTCACATATATTTGCAAATAATTGGATAAATGGTACTTTATACGCATATGCGTTCCATAATGATGTAACATATGGAAGTCCATTCGGTAATCAACCAAATGTGCCTGACAGTGAGTTTTGTACTAGTACATTAGTGTTACATCCAACTAATAATTTTTATTATAGAAGTAGTCCATATAAAGATTCTAATGGGGCGTTTATTGGTAAAGAAAGACAAGCAGACGGAACTTTTTTGGGTTTATTTGGTCCATATGAAGGAGATAATTTTAATTATTTATTAAACCCTACAACACTAATGGATTTAGGACCTAG